GGTTTCAAATAACATTTTACGTTGCTCATCTAAAAATCTGTCTAAGAATACATCTTGACCAGGATTTAAAATTAAATAAGAATCTCCTTTTTTTACTGAATTGAAAATTATTTCTACCCCTATTTTTTCTTTTAAAGGGTTAAATAATTTAAGTTCAAAGTTATCTCCATCATTCAAGTAAATGATGTTATCCTGATAAACTTTTAATTCGTTACGTTTACTAGTAACTTGAACAGAAGGGTTTCTGTTCAACATTTTGTTGTTTTTCATTGTTTTTTATTTTTTTTATATTTTTAGTTTGCTAATTCATTCATTGCCTTTCAACAATTCCAAAGTCATAATGGCTCTAAACTAACACAACCCAAAAAAATGAACCTTGTCACTTTAAGTGCGACATTATTATATATAATTTTTCTATCACCCCCATAGTATTAAAATATATTAAAATTTAAATTATATTCAATTTTTATTTGTATCTTTGTAGAATAATTTAAAATAATATGTTATGAAAGCAGAAAAAACAGTTTGGTCATATTATTATGATGATTATATTATTAAATCAGATTCAATATATATTGAAAATTTAGGAATATTTAATGGTGATTATAGATATAAAGGTGATGAAACATATTGGTTTTCAGAAAAATATGATGAATTCTATGACAATGAGATAACTATTGATGAAGTTGAAAAATTTAAAAACAATACCAAATGATTAAATTTTTTAAAATTACCAAAAAAACAATACAGGACCATATGATTATGCCAGTTAAATATCATGAGAAAAAGGTTCTTCAAAAACAAGAAGAATATGATGCTATTCAGATAAGATTAAAAAAGTTTGAGAAAGAACAAATTGAACGTAATAAATTAATATCTGAACTTGATGATATTCATATGAGATTAGAGAAAAGTAAAGTTGATAAAATTTCATCTGAAGAATATCATGAAATTTATAAAAAATTATTAGAAATAGAAAAACAAAAATAATTATGAAAAATGTAACATTTTATGTCATTTGCTTTATTATTGGTATTATAATAGGATGTATTCCTAGCTTGTTTAAAATTGAATATATATCATTTAAATGGTGGACAATAATTTTAATATCTGACATTTTATTTGTACAAATTTTAAGTTACATAGATTCAATGATAAAAAATAAAAAGTCAAAATCAAAATGAAAGACTTAAAAAATATCACTCAAGAAGAGGTTGAAACAATATGTGAATTACTTGAAGAACCATATATAAATCATATGGCTGGACTTTGGAATTATGGGCTGGCAGTTCAAATAATTACAACATCAACTGCAAATAATAACAGAGATGATTCTTATGTAACCATTTTTTATGATGGAAAAATTAATTTACATAGAAATAATGGTAATTGGGGTGGTATGAGAGATGAATCAATATGTTCTTTGATTATAACTGACTACTTGAGAAGTGAAGGCTATGAATTCAAGTATGAAATACCTAAAAAATTAGAAAGAAAGTTTAAATTAAATGAATTAAATAAAATATCTAAACTATAACTCACTAATAATATTAATTTAAAAAGACTACAGAAATTTCTGTAGTCTTTTTTTGTATTTTTTGACTTCATTATATTTATATATACATATAAAACATTATATGAAAGTACAAAAAACGTTTACAATAGAAAAAGAAATATCAAAAGAATTTGATAAGATTTCAAAAGAGAAGTCAATTAATAAATCATTATTCATAGAAAATGCTATGAAAGAATTTATTCAAAAAACGATAAATCAAAAATGATTATTGGTGTATATAAAATAACAAATCTAATAAATAATAAATGCTATATTGGATCATCAATAAATGTCAAAGGAAGAATATGTGCGCATAAAAATGATTTAAAAACTAATAAACACCATTCTATTAAATTACAAAGAGCATATGATAAATATGGAATTGAAAATTTTAAATATGAAATTATAGAAGAATGTGAAATAGAAAATATAATAATTAGAGAACAATATTATATTGATTTTTTAGATTGCTGTAAAAACGGATATAATGTATTACCAAATGCTGGTAATAATTTAGGTATGAGACATAGTGATAAGACAAAGGAAATATTAAGGCAGAAAAGTATGGGAAATAAAAGTCATTTTGGTATAAAACAAAGTGATGATACTAAAAAAAGAATATCAGAAAAATTAAAAGGAATACCTTTATCCGAACAGACTAAATTAAAAATGAGTAAATCAAGAAAAGGTAATGTTTCAGAAAAATCAATTATTTATTTAATAAAATTTAATAAATCAAGAATAGGAATTCCGTTATCAGATGAAACAAAAGAAAAAATAAGTATCTCAAAAAAAGGTAAACATCAAAGCAAAGAGACTATTGAAAAAAGAGTAAAAAAGAATACTGGACAGACAAGAACAGATGAAGTTAAATTAAAAATGAGTAAAGCTATGACTGGGATAAAAAAAATACCGATGTCTGAAGAAAATAAATTATTGAGATCTAAAAAAGTTGCTCAAATATCAGAAAGTGGTGAAATAATAAAAGAATTTGATAGTTTAACAAAATGTGCTACTTATTTTGGTACTAAAATTAATAGAATATGGGAAGTGTTATCAGGTAATAAAAAATCATACAAAAAAAATTATTTTAAATATTTATAAACTTATTATTTTTTTATACTATATAAGAAGTGGAAAATTATCCACTAAATATAAAAATAAATAGTTAAATGATTAAATTACAAGGTGTTGTAAAATTTTACAACGAAACTAAAGGTTTTGGATTTATTAAAAATACTGAAACAAACGAAGACGTATTTGTACACGTTAGCGGATTAATTGACAAAATCTATGAAAATGATAATGTTACATATGAAACAACTCAAGGTAAAAAAGGGTTAAATGCTATTCAAGTAGAATTGGCTGATTAAGATATATTCTTAAAGATTTTAAAAAAAGACTCAATTAAATTGAGTCTTTTTTTATATATTGAATTTATCAGCAGTTTGAGATAATAAATAATCTTTATATTTTTCTGGATAATCTTTTATTATTTTTTTCTTAGTTTCTGGTTTCAAATAATCAAAAAATGTAATATTAACTGTTGTGCCTTTATCATTCCAATTAGCATTTGAATCAATTAATAATTTCAAAATATCATAATACACCACTTCGTTCAATTCAATAATTGAGCTATAAAATCCAGCAAGTAATAATGGTGTCCAACCTTGACTTGTATTATCTTGAAAATTTACATCAGCGCCTTTTTCAATTAAAATCTTAACAATATTTATATCAGCATCTTTATTAATAGAATATATCAAAGAAGTATATCCTTTATCATTTATATAATTAACATCAGCACCTTTATTTATTGCGCTTACTACATTTTCTATATCTGAGTCTATACAAGCCTCAATTAATTCTTCGTTTAAATCAATCTGATTGTTTTGTTCAAAATTTTTTAAATATTTCATAAATTAAATTTGTCTGCATTTTTTTTCGTTAAATATATTTCATATTGTTTATGATATTTCTTTAATATATGGGATTTTACTTCTTCATTTTTTGATAAATACCAAAAAAAATCTTTTGAATAATCGACAGAAAAATGATGTTTAATATTCCAATCAGCTCCTGCTTTAATTAATTTTTCCATCATTGATGTGAAATAATCACTGCTTGCACCAGTAAGTCCCATAGATGATAATATCAAAGCTGTTGTTCCATTTTCATCTTGATAATCTAAATTTGCTCCTGATTTTATTAATTCATCAAAAACTTTTTCATATCTATTAATAATAGCAAATTGCAGAGCAGTTTTCTTACTTAATTGGTCTTGTAGATTTAAGTTTATTTGACCAGATTTTATCATATTAATCATTTCATTTTCTCCTCTTATATTTAAATCTTTTTGTCTTACTAGATTTAACAAATCATAAGTATGGTATTGTTTTTCATTGAATTTTAGTTCTTCGTATAATTTAATATGTTTCATAGTTTTATATATTAAAAAATAATTATTATTTTATTGAAATCAAGTTAAAAAAATACCTCACATTTTTTATATATAG